ATATATATATAGAAAATATATAATATTTAAAGATAATAACAACTATAATCTATAAAAAATGAATGAATTAAAAGATTATCATATGAACATTAAGACAGAACAAGCGGGAGCATTTCGCATCCTTATTGAAGCGTTAAAGGAAATACTAACTGAAGGAAATTTTATTTTTGATGAAACAGGTGTAAAATTAATGGCTATGGATTCAACCCATTCAATTTTAATTCATATGAAATTAGAATGTGATAACTTTGAGTTTTTCCATTGTCCTAAAAAAATGACTGTTGGTGTTAATATGTTAAACTTCTTTAAATTAATCAAGACAATGAATAACTCAGAGACACTGACACTCTTTATTGAAAAAGAAAATGAAAATCAATTAGGTATCCTTATTAATAATTCTGAGAAAAACTCACAAACTATTTATAAATTAAATCTTCTCGATATTAATGATGACAATATTAAGATTCCACCCGCTGAGTTTGAAACAGAGTTATCCTTACCATCAAGCGATTTCCAGAAGATTATAAGAGATATGGTAAACATAGGTGAAAATATAGAAATAAAGAGTATTGGTTCCCAATTATTACTAAACTGTTCAGGAGATTTTGCTTCACAAGAAACAACTCTTGGTGAAACAAATAATGGATTAAAATTCAATCAAATATCTCCAAAAGAACTACCTATACAAGGAATTTATTCCTTAAAATACCTTGTATTATTTACAAAATGTACAGGGTTATGTAATCAAATCAACTTATATATTAAGAATGATTATCCACTTGTTATTAAATATGCTGTCGCATCATTGGGGAATATAAAATTATGCCTTGCTCCAAATTCAACCAATTAAAATTCATGTTTCTTATAAATGGAATTCTCTAATGAAATAAGGGAATCCTCATAATTTTGAAAGTATTGTTTATAATCAAAATCATTATTCTTAAACCATATTTTAATAATATTAAACTCTTTTTTAGGTGAGATTGATATACCATTCACTTCTTCATTATGTTCTGTTAGTATGAACCCTGTAATACATTTTAATAGTAAATCGTTCCATTCATCAAGAACCTTAATTGATTTAACTTTGAATGATAAACATCCTCCTAAACGATTATCTGGATCTTCCCAATTAGGGAAAATACCGTCCTTCATACAGAAGAACATTCCATTTTGATAATGATCTTGTTCAAAGATATCATTTATATATTGATAATCAAACAAATTATTAATCTCAAAAATAGATTGATAACTTTCTTTCCCCCATCTATTATCATTAATCGAATGATACCACAGGATCCATTTATCCTTAAGTTGATCCATTAATATTATTTCTATAATAAATGTTTTAAATAATAATAAAATATAATATAAAATATATTACTTATGATATGTATTTTTTATAGAAAGTTATTCTTAATCATTCTATATTCCTATTTACTCTTTTTCCATATTAAGGATGAAGGGTATAAGAATATGATCATACTAACATTAATCACAGGTATCATCTCCTATTATATGAATAAAGATATTTATGAAGGAATCGGTTATTTCGATGATTCTGTCAAATTCACTGAAGAAGAAGAAGAAACAAGGAAGCAATCTTGGATTGATGAAACTGAAAAAGATACAACTGATGGAGAAACAGGGAGCGATACAGAAGAAGTTGTTCGTGGAGGAGTAACATGTTCGAATTTTGATTGTTCGGAACATATAAATGATCTCGCTGAAAATCCATCATCAATCGTATGTTCAGATAACACATGTTCAGCTGAAGAATGTTGTTCTTCTGCTCCGGTTCCATCGAATACACCATTTGTATCGGCTGAATATGTTAAATTAAGAGAAAAAGCAAGAGAAAAAGATGGACCAATCGTTACTGATAAGAATGATACTCCCGAAGGTATCGGGCCTACAGAACCAACCCCTTCTTCAAATGAAGATGAATTTACAGTAAAAGAAGAAGTTAAACTAACTCCAGTTGAAAGCAAATTCCGTATTGGTCCCTATGATGGATTATGTATATCGTCCGATAAACTAACAGAAGAAGATTATTTTACAAATGATGAACTCCTTACTTATCTAGGTGTCCATGGACCAATGGAAATACATAGTTCACAAGATGTCCTTACGGGTCCAACAATTGATGGTGAAAAAGATAGTCCTCAAAAACTAACAACATTCGCAAATAATAAAACAAAGTTTAATTGTTGTGGAGAATCCCCTTATACAACCTCAACTGGATGTCTATGTCTAACAGAAAAACAAAGGAATTACATACGGTCAAGGGGAAATAATAAGACATCTCCGGATATTTAATTAATGACCTAACATCCTCTGATGAACTTGATCATAAATATCAAATGCTTTCTTTTCATAATTTGATAATCTTTCTAATCGTTTTTCCTCTTCTTGTTTTTCTTTCATTTCCTGTAAGGCGATTTCCCGTTGTTCTTCTTCATTCATTTCATATGAGATAGACTCCCTTTGTTGTTTAACAGCTTTTAGATTCTTTGGACGTTTGATATCCATTCCAATATCTTCTTCAACTAAGAATGTATTTGTATATGCGTCTTTGTAATCACGATAAGCTAATCCTCCACTTTCTCCACTAAAATTATCTACTTTACCTTGACCGAGGATCATAATTGAACTCTTATTTTTATAAGAAATATCCTCCATTGGTTTATTATATTTCGTAATTTGTTTCCCTTTCTTTTTAGTTTGTATTTTTTTTAACTTAGAGAATTGATCGTTAAAATTATCTTTTGTTAATGTTGGATTAACTTCTATATCACCTTCTATAGCTTCATTTTTTTTCATCCATCCTGAATAACCATCATCATAGACATCTTCAACTTTTGTTTCTTCGTATATTTTATTAAACACATTACTATTAAAATTTTTAGAAAGATCTTGATATTTAACATTCTTCTTATTATCATGTTGTTGTTCATTCATAAATTGAGAACTATTATCCCGTAATTCATTATGTTCATGGGATGCCCTTTCATTCTTTAAACGGACCATCAATGCTTTATAAGAAATAGTTACCTTTTGAAATGCCTCATGTGAACCACCACGATCAGGATGAGTTTCCATTGCCTTTTTTAAATATGCTTTTTTCAATGAGGTTTCATCATAATTCTTCCCTATATTTAGTTCCTTAAAAGGATCTATTTTTGGTTTACTTTCTATAGTATTATTAAATTGTATCCCTTCATTAACACTACTTCCAGCAATACTAGCAAGGCGTTGAATCTGTTCTTGTTGTTCTTGAATTATTTTTTTCTGTTCTTCAATATATTTATTCTTATCTTCACCTTCAAGACTTGGAGTATTTCCCATATTATATATATTGAATAGAAAAGTTTTTAAAATCTAACTTATATATATATAATGGTTATTATAGCTTGCTCTCCGTGTTTAGCATCTACCTTGGGTCCAACTGCTCTAAGCGTTGCAACAGTTGTAGGGATAAATAGTCAGAAGAAGAAGAAAACTAAAAAGAAGAAGAAAATGAAAGGTGGAAAGAAAAACAAGAAAAAGAATGATTTTTCGAAGAAAATTAATAAATCGTGTCACGATGAATGTGAGAAAGTTAAAAAAACATTTCCAACTATCATGCGTAAATTAGGGAAACAAATGGGTTTGGATAAAAAGGAAATCGAAAAAAGAATAAAAGAACACGATAAACATTGTGAAGGCAATTGTATCAAACTTATGAAAGATAAAGATGTAATCAAAGATTTAATCAAAGCAATGAAAGGTGGATCTGGTTACGAAACACAAGAAGATTATGAAGCAATGGTAAGAGAACAAAATGAAAGTATGAATGAAGATCGTATTAGGATGATCAAACAGAGACAAAAAGAAAAAGAAAGAATGAACCTAGAATTAAGAAGAAGATTAATACGACAAGAAGATATGAGGAAAGAATGTGATAAACTTGTGCGTTTATTAAAAAGTAAGGGTGTATCTAAACAAGTCGCAGAAGAACATGCTCAAAAAATGTTTGAACAGAAACTACAATGTGATAGTGGAAAGATCAATGCGTGTAACTACTGCAAAGATGAATACATAAAAAACTTAAGAACTAGTAAAAAAAGATCAAAAACACCCCAAGTTCCGGTTCAAGCTTTACCAAAATCAAAATCTAGATCACGTTCAAGAAAAACTACAAGGAGAAGAAAAGGACCACCTGAAAGCATTGCTATGAAACTACACGCGATGGGTCGGACTAGTAAATTAAAGAATCTAAAGAAATCCCTCACAAAAAGATCCCCTCCTCCACCGATAAGAAGAAGTAAAAGTAAAAATAAAAGTAAATTGAAAAAGACAAAATCAACGGGTGGTAAAAGAAGTAAATGACTCCATGGCGGTATGAAAAGTAAAAGGAGAACATCAGGAAAAACAAGAAAACAAAGGAAAATAAAGCAAAAGGGTGGTTGGTGGTGGTCTACCCCTGCCCACACGGAACACGAGATGGCGGTGGCAAAGGCTCAAGCCATCAGGACTAAAGACCCCGGAATCGCTCTTACATTAAGTGGGGAACAATCAACCGATGAGCAGCGTCCCGATTTACCTTTACAGGATTTTATTCGCCCGCATGGAGTACCTACAATTATTCCCACTCGAAGGATACCAATAAGAATACCTCAAACTTGGATAAACTACTTTTTTACAAGATGGAAAGATAACAAATGGACCGCGGACATGACAAGGGAGCAAAGGAATGAATTTAATAGAGTTGGTATCAGAATAAAAAAAAATTTATCAAAATTATATGGTTGTGAACAATTAGATTTAATATTCCAAGAAATTAATGATATAATATCAGATACTGTAGATGAGACCTGGTCACTCAACAAAGCAACCGTGGAACAGTATAGGAGTGAGGGTTTGTCTGACGAGGACATAACAAAGGGAATTGAATGGTCGGTATTACAAGGATTAGAAGAACGCGGTATGAACATAAGATTACGGGAAAAGATTGATGATGGTGGAGGGATATATATTCCATCGTTAAATTTATGTATTTCAGGTCATGAAATACGGGAAATATATGCTCCTCATTTAGCTGAAGAGCAGAAGGTGCGGAAGGAAGTCAAGGGCATGAAGGTCAAAGCCCTGAAGAAGCGCGCCAAGGAGATCGGCATCGACGAGGAGCAACTCGAGGATGTGGACTACAGGGAAGATGTGAAAGTCGCGATCATCACCCTTATCTTGAAGCAGATTGACCACCCACCAGAGGGCATTTCAGAAGATATATGGAGGAAGGTTAAAAGAATACTACAAGCAGATGATTATGTGAATGAAGAAGTAATGAAGATTCATAAATTATATGATGAATTAAAAGGAAAATCACTTCCATTACCCCCCACACCGGAACAAACACAAGAAAAAATAGAATCATATGAAAAAATGATGAATTCCTGGTGGCGACCAACCTTTAAAAAATATTTTTAAATAAATTATAATATATATATTCTATGGAAATACCTAGAAGAAATAGAGATGAAAATCGTCAAGTGATTACAGGAAATTTCCCACGAAAATATTTATATGGAGATATACAGGATGAAACACAGATGGGTAGAAAAGCATTCAATCATTTATTAGCCACCTTGGATGAATATAATGAAAGTTAAAGACGTTGCCAGGGTTCAACGTATCCCATGTCTAGAAAATCAAAGATATCTTTTTCTACCTTAAACACATGATCTACCTCTTTACCTGATTCAAGATGTTCGATGTTGTATTCATTAATTGTGAATCCTTTTTCATTCGCAAGTTTTCTCATCATTTGGTTGAATTCACCTGATCCCGTAAAGTAGAGGATGGCGAATGGATATTCACTCGGTTTTGTGAACATGATATCAACTCTCC